CCCGCGCGATGGGATATAAGCGTCTGGTGACATACATCCTTGACACAGAAAATGGAGCGAGCCTGCGGGCGAGCGGGTGGAAGTGTGTGGGGAAAGCTGGGGGCTTTCGCTGGACAGGTAAGCGCAGGCCGGAGGTAGACCTATATCCGGCGCAGATGAAAATTCGGTTCGAGAGGACAGTGGAAAGAGAGGCGGGGGAATGAGCCGGAGAAAAGATAACCCATCCCGCTGGCGGGTATGGCCCAAAGAGAAAAAGACCAGGAAGCCAGCGGACAAGCGGGATACAGAGGAGCTGGTGCGGTGCAAAGAGTGCTGCCACCTGGAGATCACTGGCTGTTACGGGGAATGTGGC